GAACCTAAACCTAGCTGAACAAACATATTCAGACTAGGTTCGACACAGATAGTACGGGAGGTGCGATCGTTCTTTGGAACGGTCATTACTTTACTAGATCGACACACAGTGCTCTTACATACGGACCTGCGGAATAATTCCGCTTCGGTCCAAGTAGATGAAATCTGTGCGCGGTACGTTTGATACAGACTCTCGCTTTTATACGTCATATCACCATGAAACAATTTGTGATAGTGCGTATTAGCCTTGGTTCCATTGCTGGAACCAGGGCCGTGTCGCCCGCGGTTTATGCCGCGCGCGATTGACACAAAGGGCGTTAAGTAATCTTCGTACATATCAGTGTTAAGCATATATATAGCTTGACTTAATATGTCGTCGACGTACAAAGAGCCATCGGGGGTTTCCCACGATGCGCATCGCAGGTTGGCAGCAACAAAGCTGTCAACGGCAATGCGGTCTAACGTAGAAGTATCGTTCGGCAGCCACTTTTTAAAGAGCGACTGCCTAAGTGCCATAATCCGTGCCTCGGCCGGCGTCATATCAGACGTTAGGAAGGGATTCACGGTAGGCAGATCGATATCGATCAGGTTGGTTAACACATCAGGTTTGATTTCCATAATTGTCTCCACGTGGTTTGGTTTATTGGTTAACTACAAAACACCATTTATAACGGTGTCACCAAGACCACTCGATACAGCCGACATAGCGCCAATTAAAGCGCTAAGAGCTGCTCGGACATTCGCTGCGTCTACGGTATCACTACCGGCAGGCACGTCGATGTCGCATCGAGCCACTAAAGTTTGCACGGGCTGACCAGCTAAAACGGTCACGCCTTTGCGAACGATTACCTTGTATGTGTTTTTAGGCACAGAGCCGATTAACCCAGTAACTGGGTTCGGTTTTCCAAGGACCCCTGGGATCTTCGGTCTAAAGACTGAGATCGTAAAGGGGGAAGACACGGAATGGGCTGTAACGCCCACCTGAGTACCTCCAAGTGACGTAACTGCCACTTGTTTAGCATTAAAATCTGGCGGAGTATCAGCCACATTGTTATACACCGGAGCAGTAAAGCCGGTTTGAGCTGCGCCCGTTAGGGCGGCTGGAATTGCTATAGTCATTTTATAGACCTTTCTTAAGGTTAAAGTGCTTGCGCAATGAGAGCAGCCATGTTTTTAAATTGGTTGCTCTTACCAGGTAGGCTGAAAGTCACCGAAGGAATTTCCGGTGCAGCACCATCACGCAAGATTAATTTGTTGGTGTTCAGCATCATTGGCGACTTGACCATGATACCTACTACCCAATTGGGATCAGTATCTTCAACCCAAGCTTGAGAATAGTCGTGTTTAACCTCGTGAGAGGTCGTACGGCTCCACCAAGCGACATTAGCGGTTGAAGTAGTGGCTGCGCTGATGACATCGCCGATATTAGAAAAATAATCGACGAGAAACGACCAGGGGATAAGCTCCCAGGCCGTTGGCAGTACCTCTGACATGTTAAAACCACTTAAGCGCGCAACGCGCTCGAGCGGAGTCAGAGGTAAAGTCGCTTCTCCCATAAC